TAACGACTTTGGTTATTACGTAGGAATTGAAGCGGTTTATAATTTAACTGCGGGGCGGTTTTATATTGTTCAACTTTACAATCTTACTGTTTTTTTAGGCAGTGAACGAGTTTGGTGTTATAAAGCTGGATTGCAAACAACGGAACACTCAAGTAATAATGATTTTGTGATGTTATGAATATAGACGTAATAAATTTGGCGCAATACGAAGCACCGCAAATTATAGAATCCAAACAAAAAGAATGGGTAACTTTTGGCGATAACAATTCGTACTTTCAATTTCTTATTGACCGCTATCGAAAAAGCGCTACAAATATGAGTATCATTAACAACGTTACTCGATTAATGTATGGGAAAGGATTAGGGGTAATTGATGCAAGCCGTAAACCTAGCGAATACGCTCAAGTAATGGCTATTTTCAATAAGAACTGTTTGCGAAAATTATGCTTTGATTTAAAAACTTTGGGACAATGCGTTATTCAAGTTCACTATTCAGACGATCATAAAAAAATACTAAAGGCATTTCACATGGATATGAATTTAGTAGGAATGGAAAAATGCGATGAATACGGGCAAATTAACGGTTATTATTATTCTGATAATTGGGAAGACATTAAAAAATTTCCACCGAAAAGATATTCAGCTTTTGGAAGCTCAAAGGATAAAATAGAAATACTTTGTATTAAACCTTATTCGGTTGGAATGAAGTATTTTTCGACGCCCGATTACGTGGCAGGAACGGCGTACGCGTTACTTGAAGAAGAAGTAAGCGATTACCTTATTAATACAGTTCAAAAGCGTTTTAGTGGAACAAAAGTCGTAAATTTTAATAATGGAGTTCCTGATATTGAAGTGCAAAATTTATTACAGTCGCAAGTTAAGAGCAAACTAACTGGATCAAAAGGGGAATCGGTTATTGTAGCTTTTAATAATAACAAAGAAACAGCGACAACGATTGACGATATACCTTTAAACGACGCACCCGAACACTATCAATTTTTAGCAACTGAATGCGAAAAGAAAATAATGGTTTCGCACTCGATTACAAGCGGTTTGCTTTTGGGTTTAGGTTCGGCAAATGGGTTCGGCAGTAATGCAGATGAATTAAAGAATGCTTTTGTATTGTTTGATAATATGGTTATTAGACCGTTACAGCAACTTTTACTTGACGGACTAGAACAAATACTAAACTACAATGGAAACAGCGCTAAATTGTTCTTTAAGACGTTACAACCTTTGGAGTTTACGGATTTAGAAAATGTTACTACAAACGAAGAAAAGCAAGAAGAAACAGGAACGGAATTAAGCGCTGAAAAAAACGAAGACGATAAAGTTGCACAAGCGTTAATTGACAAAGGCGAAGATATGCCAGATAATTGGGTATTGATTGATAGTTACGAAGTTGATTACGAAAATGACGATTTAGAAGATGCCGAAATTGAAGCTTTAAATAATAAAAAACCTAGCTTGTTAAGTCAAGTTTATAATTTCGTTTCAACGGGAACTGCAAATCCAAGAGCGAAAAGTGAACAAGATGCAAAAGTTGACGGTATTAAATTTATGGTTCGTTATTCTTACGAGGGTGGATTAAGAGGGAATTCAAGAAAATTTTGTCAAAAAATGGTAGGGGCGAATAAACTTTACCGTAAAGAAGATATTATAAGAATGGGTAGTTTAGTTGTGAACGAAACGAAAAAACGCTCGGACGGAATAATTGCAGGTTTTGGTCCACGTGGGGCAACTACCTATTCGGTATGGTTGTACAAAGGCGGTGGAGCGTGCCACCATAAATGGATGCGGAAAACGTTTGTAGCTTTTGATGAAAAAAGTGGTATTGACCCGTTAAGTCCGAAAGCGAAAACGATTTCAACTAACAAGGCAGAAAAAGCAGGTTATAGAGTTCGCAACCCGAATTTAGTAGCGGTGCGCCCAATTGATATGCCAAACAAAGGATTTTTACCTAAATAATACGAAATGGCAGAAGCACTAATTATAACGAGGAACGATGTTGTTAAGTTCACTTCATTAAACGGAAACGTTGACCCAGATAAATTTATTCAGTATATTAAAATTGCTCAGGATTTACATATTCAAAGTTATTTAGGAACGGATTTATTAGAAAAAATAAAAGCGGATATTATTGCGAATACTTTGGGCGGTAACTATTTAACACTTGTTAACACGTATATAAAACCGATGTTGATTCACTGGGCGATGGTTGAGTATTTACCTTATTCAGCGTACACGATTGGAAACAAAGGGGTTTATAAACACAGCGCAGAAAGTAGCGAAAATATAGACCGTTTAGAATTGTCGTTATTGATTGACAAACAAACGCAAACGGCAAACCATTACAGCACTCGATTTGTGGATTATATGTGTTTTAATCAAGCTTTATTTCCTGAATACAATAGCAACAGCAACGGAGATATTTACCCAAATTCAAATACTAATTTTACTAATTGGGTATTATGAAGAAACGATCAAAAAAGAATATTGAAAAATTATTAGTTTTCCTTCAACAAATAGAACAAGAAACTGAAAAGCCGAAAAAATGAGTTACTTTAAAATAATAGATACTTTAAAGGCGCAGTTATTAGCTACGAATTTAATTAATACGGTAACTGACGGTCAGATTTCGGATATTGATTTAGCTAAACAAACGATTTTCCCGTTAGCGCATATTATTATAAATTCAGCAACTATTGAAGGTAAGTTGCAACGGTTCAGCGTTACTATTTTATCGATGGATATTTTGGACGGAAAAGAAAATTACGATGTTGAGCCGTCAATTATGAATACGATGTTGCAACTGTTAAATCGTGTTTATGAAATAATGACAAGGGGCGATTTAAACCCCGATTACATAATGATTGACGGGTCGCCAACTTTGGAACCGTTTACGGATAGGTTTGAAAACAAATTAGCAGGTTGGGCGATGTCGTTTGATGTAATAATGATGTCGGAAATGACCGTTTGCGATACTGGTTTTGTTTCAGGTTGTCCGAACGTAACGATTACTGACGGTGATGAAACGGTACAAATTTTAGCAGGTGGCACGTACACTTGCGAGGGCGGTGGCGAACCTATTGAAATAACAAATAGTGACGATACTTTTTTAGAAATAACAAGCGTTAATTTTGTGTTGCCAGATACGGAAGTAATTTTAACCGTTGACGGAAATGTAGAACCTAGCGTATTCGTTCCTACTTTGGGAACTGAAACAATAAATGTAATATGGCAATAAACGTAAATATACCAAAACCGACTTACACAACTGCGGAAGTTACTGATTCAGTTGATGCACGCTACGTGACGGATGCTGAATTAACAGTAATTCAAAACACAAGCAATACGAATACGGGCGACCAAGATTTAAGCGGTTTAGTTCCTTACACGGGTGCAACTGCTAATGTTGACTTAGGCACGTTTCATTTAGATGCTGGTAAAGGTACATTCTCTCACAATGGTAGCACAGACACTCTTACAGCTAATCATGCAAGTGGTTCTGGAATAGGCTTGCTTATCACTAAGGGTGGCAACAATGAAGGACTGAAAGTTAATAAGACATCAGGTAGTGGGAACGCGGCTACAATAATTGGAACATTAGAAGCTACTACATTGGTAAAGACTGGTGGAACATCTACTCAATTCTTAATGGCTGATGGTAGTACTAGTACAGGTGGTAGTAATATTTTAGACCAAACAAATGGAGCCTCATCAATTGGAACAACTCAGACAATTAGTAAATCTATTGCTTTGCCTTCTGTACCTAATACATTGAAATTTAGAGCAAGTACATTTAGAACTTCTGGAACAAATTTACAATTTACTACTCGTGTTTATCTTAGTGGCGTAAATAATAACATTGGAGGAACAGCAGTATTATTAGGAACTATTGGCAGCTTTAACACAGCATCTAACTATACACGAATAGCAAGGAATGGATTTGATATAATAAGTGGTAATATTATCGGAATGAATGGAACCGTTAATAGTCCAAGTGATGACGTGAATCAAACATTAGCAAGACTTAATTCTGCTATTCCAACAGGAAGTCCTTTATATTTAATTTTTACCGTTCAATGTAATAGTGTTTCTGATAGTGTAAGAGTTGAATCCGTTGAAATTTCTAATTTTTAAAATTATGTACACAATAGTAGATTCAGTTTCTGGTTTGGTTTTATTCGCTAAATTTGACAATAATGTTTTGGAAGGTCAAACTGCAATTGAGCAAATTTGCACACTTGAAAATCCTGATGAAAAGGATGTTTATTATAATTTTGAAACCAAAACATTTTATATCTAATGGCATATAAAAACACTGGAGAATTCAACATCCTTTATCCTACAAGACGGAAGGTTGCTAATGTGCTTAAGAAATTACATAAAAATAAATAACACTAATGAAAACTAAAACAACACTTTTACTACTATCTTTTTTCTCGATATTAACACCTATAAAACCACTTGTATTAATCGCGGTTGTTTCAATCATTTTAGACACTTGTTTCGGAATTTGGCGAAGTTGGAAGAAAGGAAATAAAATCCGTTCGCATAGACTTTCACACACGATTTCTAAGAGCTTATTATATAGTGGTGCAATAGTATTTATATTCTGTTTAGAAAAGTTCGTTATAAGCGATATTTTAGGGCAATTTATAGCAGTTGATTTAGTGTTAACAAAAATGTTTACGTTCTTTTGCGTGGTAACTGAATTGAAGTCGATTAATGAAAGTTATGAAAGTGTAACGGGCAAAGATATTTTAAAAGCTTTTATTGGTTTCGTAACACGAAGTAAAAGACAATTTGAAGATTTCAAAGATTAATTGTATATTTGTTTTCCATATTGTTTAGTTAGTTGAAGCCCTGCAGAAATGTAGGGTTTTTTTATGCGTTTACCGTTCATAAAGCTATTTTACCGTTCATCACAATTATTGTAAATAATCGGTAATTCCGATTTATATTTGTTCACGAAATAAATAACCCCCGAAGCCTGATTTATCACGAATTGAGGGGGTTTAATAAAGTAACTAATAAACAAATAATATGACACCAAAAGAGAAAGCAAAAGAGTTGTTCGAAAAGTATGATTTTATATACACTTATGACGGTTTAGATATTCTGGATGAAGACCTAACATTCGTAGACAGAAAAGAATGCGCAATTATAACAGTAGATGAAATAATTCAAGCAATGGACAATATTATGTTACCTAATCCATTTAAGCAGTATTGGAACAAAGTTAAACAAGAAATACAAGCATTATGAAAAAACTAACTATCGAAATTGAATTTAAATCGTTCACAAGTATGGATGCTTTATTAAATAGATTAAGACCCGAAATAATGAAAAAACAAATTCTTAAAAACGGTCACACTTATAACGAAGCAATCGGAATGTTTAAAATTGAAGAAATAAAACCTAAATTATGAAAACACATTTATTAAAACTAGAAAACGACGGAGTGACTGAATACAAGTTAGTCAACAACAACGAACATTTTACGGTTAAGGGATTGCGTTTATTTATCCCTTATAAAGCTTGTATTTACAAAGGAGTTGAGTGCGCAATTATTAGCCAACATTTAAACTTTTATATTATTCTTTTTGAAGGCAAAGAGATAAAAACAACATCAACACTAATCGAACTAATTTAAAAACAATGGAAGAGAAAACAATTTTTGAAGAATTAAACGAGAAAAACATCTGTTATTCAGTAATGGTAAATTTAGTAGTTTCTAACGTGCAAACTATTAAAAACAGTAAGAAGGAATTTTTTATAATTATTCACCGAAAGGACAAAGACAAAGTAAAAGGGTTTTACAATACCGAAAATTACAAACATATTATTTACGAACGTGAATTAATACCGCAGGAAGTGGATAGGTTTAAAGAAACGCTTTGTAATTTTGTAAAAGTTAAACACGATGCGGATGGAAGAGTTTACGAACTGAAAAACAATTCATTTAAAGAAATGTACGACACGATAAAACAATACAAACAATGGAATTGAATTTTATACTTTTATGCGTTATCGCGGTGGTTTCGATAACGCTTATTGTTAAGGAAAAACAAATTTCGTTCTTAAAGCAGGAACGAGAATATTTTAAAAACAAAGCAAGTAGATTGCAAGAAGGAATCGATAAAATAATAAAACTAACGAAATGACAATTAACGAAGCACGAATTTTAATAAGCAAACAAGCAGATAAAATTAAAGAACTGGAAGCGGATTACCACGATGAATTTACAAAGGGAATTTTGAAAACAAAAGAAATTGAAAAGTTAGAACGAATTATTAATTTTATTCAGCGAGGTATGGAAGGGAATTTTAGGTTTGAATCAGTAATTAACGATTTAAAGGGAGGTTTAGAATGAAAAAAACAGCAGTAGAATGGTTAGCAGAACACTTATGCAATGAGATGAATTTTGATTATTGGAAAGCAGTTGAACAAGCCAAAGAAATGGAGAAGCAACAGATTATTGATGCTTATGAAACAGAATTGTATCAGTATAAAACTGAAATATCAGCAGAGCAATACTACAAAGAAACCTTTAAATCAGAATAGAATGAAATGTATTAAATGCGGATTTCCTGCCACCAAAAGATACAGTCCTGACCTTGATATAAAAGGAATTGGAATGTGTGATGAACATGAAGAAGAAATAAGACTTGATTTATTAATGACCCAGTTTGATAAAAAAGGTTGGCAAAAATTTGAAAAGAAATATTTAAAAAATTAAAAATGAAACAAAACATAACAATTGCTTTTATTTGGATAGCAGTTTTAGGACTTAGTTTAATGCTTTTTTTTAGTTGTTCAGCAAATTACCATTTTACTAAATTCCTGAAGAAAGGCGGAACGATTGACACTACCGAACGAATTGTAAGCGTTGAGAAAGTAATTAAGATAAACGGCAAGGATTCAATTATAACCGTTTTAATGCCGTTAAATTGTCCCGAAGTACAAATACCTTTAACACGTCAAGAAATACGCTACAAATACAGAATACAGCGTGATTCAATCGAAACAATTAGATACGTAACGAAGTGGAAAACTAAAGAGGTTGTTAAGCTAGCAAAAGTTCACAAGCGTAAACCGTTTAACTGGTTTTGGGTTGGTTTGGGAATAGGTTTAGTTTTGCCAATTTTATTTAGATTTGTAATAAAAAAAATATGAAACCAACAATTGAACAAATTATTAAAGGAATGGAAACAATCGGAGCGGTTGTATTTCGTGAACCTTTCAGCGTAAACCTTTTTGGAGTGCGCACAAATGAAAACCGAGCGAACACGTTTAACGATTGGGGTGGCGCTTTCTATTGGGACGATAAAGGCAAACGGCATGAATTAATTATTCCGATTACGACGGATGCTGGAGTTTATTTTAGGCGAAAACCAATGAATAAATTAGGGACTGCAATTATTGTTCATAACAAACAATATCGTGGCGTTTATAATTTGCAGGATAACGGGCACCGCCAAAATCAAAAAGCGTTTAGACAAATTAAACCAATGGACTACTGGAGGGATAATAACAAGGATTCCGTTTTAGATATGGAAGGTAAAATTTACACGGAAATAGCGCACACGAATTTTCATTACATGGGACGTGGCGTAACC